GTGGGCTTTTGTACTTCTTAGGAGCTAATTATGGCAATGCAATATGACGTAAAAGCAGCGCATTTAAACAATACTGGTTTTATGCTGTTAGGTCGTACACGGCTTAAAGCTTTATCTACTGTTGGCTCTGCTACTGCGGGTACGCTTGATATTTTTGACACCACGACTGCGCCTGTAACAACGGCAACTTACACACGTTCTGGCGCAACAGTCACAGTGACTAGTGCGGATCATGGGTTAGCAACAGGCGATGTGCGGGGCTTTGCTTTCGCTAGTGCATCTGGTATATCAGCCACAAACGGTAATTACACAATTACTGTAACAGGTCCAAACGCCTTTACCCTTACCGACATTAACTCAGGCACGATTGCAAGTACTGCTCTTGCGTATTCGACATTATGGGTTAACTCGTATGATGTAGGCGCAACAGATGTGTTTGGTAATATTGTTTTAATTCCCGGTGAAGGTGTGCTGATTCAAAACGGCATCTATCTCCGCATGACCAACATTACGTCTGCGAATATTTACTATGGCTAAGAAAACCCCCTCTCTGGCTGTCGGTCGTGGCGAGAAGCTACCCGTATCCAAGGGGGCTGGTTTAACTGCCAAAGGAAGAGCCAAATACAATGCTGCTACAGGCTCTAACCTAAAGGCTCCACAGCCCGAAGGCGGTCCTCGTAAGAAGTCGTTTTGCGCACGGATGTCTGGTATGCCCGGCCCGATGAAAGACGAGAAAGGAAGACCTACCCGCAAAGCCGCAAGTTTAAAGAGATGGAAGTGTTAAATGGAAGATTCCGTGCAAACAGCTCGTGAACTTGCTACCCATGCAAATGAGATTAAGCATTTGCAACAGGACATGGATAAACTTGTTCAGGATATGGATCAAGTCAAAAATACACTTGCCGAGATTCAAAAGACTCTTTCCGAAGCCAAAGGTGGGTGGAGAGTGCTGATGTATTTTGGTGGTGCTGGTGGACTTGTTGGCAGCGGTTTAACTTGGATCATTGATAGGGTGCTTCGATAATGCCAAGTACATCTAAGAAACAATCAGGTTTTATGAAAGCGGTAGCTAACAATCCTGCGTTTGCTAAGAAAGTTGGCGTACCTACATCCGTTGGTAAAGACTTTAACGAGGCCGATAAAGGCCGCAAATTCAAAGAGGGTGGTGCTATGAAGAGCGATCTTAAACAAGACAAAGCAATGGTTAAAAAAGCCGTAGGTATGCACGATAAACAGATGCACGGTGGCAAGAAGACCGACATGGCTGCGCTCAAAAAAGGTGGCATGCCAATGGTCATGAAAGACGGCAAGAAAATGCCTGCCTTTGCTGTAAAAGGTGGCATGCCCAAGATGGCTAAGGGTGGCGGCATCGAGTCTAAAGGCAAAACCCAAGGCAAGATGGTCAAGATGAATCGCGGCGGACGCGCCTGTTAAGGAATTGCCATGATTGAAGCTCCTACCGCATCAGATAAAGATACAGACGCAGCGTTTCTCCCCACCCCATTACGCGGTAAGCGTAAAGTAAAATCCATGCGCACTCCGGGAATGGGAGCAATGCTAGGCGCTCCTCGTCCTCGTGGAAATTTAAGCTCTGTAGGAAAAATTGAACCCGGTGCATTGCCTTTTGATGAGCCACAAAAAATGGCTAAGGGCGGTTCGGTTTCAGCTTCTAAACGCGCTGACGGATGTTGTGTTCGTGGCAAAACCAAAGGGAAAATGGTGTAATCATGGCTACTAAAAAAGTAAAGAAATATGAAGGTGGTGGGCTTCTTCACGAGAACATCCCCGGAATGTATAACACTGCTGCGGCGCGTTTTAATCCAAAGGCTAAGGAAGATGTTGAAGCTATTCCTGTAGCTGAGCCGCGCCGCATGGAGCCAAAAGAAGAGGTTGATGTTTTAGGTGAGTTTATTAATAAACTCCAAGCAGAAAAACCTAGCCGCGCAGAGCCTCGCTCAGCTCCTCGTGTTGCTCCTGCTCCTCGCCGTGCCGCTCCCGTAGTCGATCGCGCCGATGTTGATGCTGCGCTGGCAGAATCTGCCGCTCAAGCGCAAATGGATTACGACAATCCACCACGTCGTCGTGCAACACCTGCCTATGTTTATGGTGGGCCAAGTCCAGTTAGCGATTTGCGTGATGCGGCTCGTGCGCCTGCCAACCGTCGTGCTGCAAAACGTGCGGCAGAGGCGTTGGGTAATTCTGCGTTCAAAAAGGGTGGCTCAGTATCGGCCTCGAAGCGTGCTGATGGTTGTGCTGTTCGCGGCAAAACAAAAGGCAGAATGGTATGAAAACAAAAAAATACGCAGCGGGTGGAATATCTAATATGTCTCCGGGTATATCTCCGCTTGAGCCTTTTACTGGGGGTGGTATGAGCGTTATGGGCAGCAGTGATGACTCTGCTGCGGGTGGTCTTGGGCAAGTTAATGCTGGCTCTAAAACCATTGGTAATGCAATTTCCTCTGCGTCAAAAGCTTTAACAGGTGATGTTGGCGCGAGTCTTGGTGGCGCTCTTGGTGGTGGCCCATTGGGCGGAGTAAGACCGGGTTCGACGGGAAGGAATCCGTTTTCAGGCATGACCCCCATGAATGACACCACTATGAGTGATACCTTTAAAAAAGGCGGCGCGGTTAAACCCAAAGCCAAAAAATATGCGTCTGGTGGCTCTGTTAAGTCTTCCGCCTCGAAACGTGCTGACGGTTGCTGTGTTAAAGGCAAAACAAAAGGCACAATGCGATGAGAGCTTCACGGGGCATGGGTGCAATTCTTCCTTCCAAAATGCCGAAGGGTAAAACCATGCGCCGTAAAGACGGTGACAAGTTTCAGATGTTTGCTGAGGGTGGTCTATATGAGAACATCCACAAAAAGCGCAAACGGATTGCCGCAGGATCGGGAGAAAGGATGCGTAAGGTAGGCAGTAAAGGTGCGCCCTCGGCGCTTGACTTTAAACAATCTGCTAAGACGGCGAAAAAATAATGGCTGTTTCTGGAACTACCGCGTTTAACCTAGACTTCGCTGAGTTAGCAGAAGAGGCCTTCGAAAGAGCTGGGCGAGAACTGCGTACAGGCTATGATCTTCGCACTGCTACGCGGTCTATGAACCTAATGACCATTGAGTTTCAGAACCGTGGCATTAACATGTGGACGATTGACGAGGGTGAGATTGATCTTATCCAAGGTCAAGCTGAGTACGACCTCCCTGCCGATACGATTGATCTAATGGATCATGTTGTCCGTACAGGCGCAGGTAACTACTCCACCCAGTCTGATTTAACTATATCTCGTATTAGTGTGTCTACTTATGCCACAATCCCTAACAAGTTAGCACAAGGTCGCCCCATTCAAGTATGGGTTCGCAGACTAAGGGATAACCCTAAGATTGTTGTATGGCCTGTTCCAAACCAAGGAACTGAGCAAGACCCATACTATGTCTTTAAATACTGGCGTATGCGTCGTATTGATGATGCGGGTACAGGCGCTAATACACAAGATGCTAACTTTAGATTCTTGCCAGCAATCTCGGCAGGACTTGCGTACTACATTGCCATGAAGTATCCGGAGTTAGCACCGCGTATGCCGATGCTAAAACAAGAGTACGAGTTTCAGTTTGAATTAGCTGCGGGTGAGGATCGTGAGAAGGCGTCTGTGCGCTTTGTGCCACGCATTGTCGGCATCCGGAGTTAACTGTGGGTAATAAGTTTGCATCTGATAGTAAGGCAATTGCAGAGTGTGATATCTGTGGCTTTCGGTATAAACTACGCACATTACGTTATCTAATTGTTAAGACTAAAACGACCAATATAAAGGCTTGTAATGAGTGCTGGAGTCCAGACCAACCGCAGCTTCAACTTGGTATGTATCCAGTCGATGATCCACAAGCAATTCGCAATCCACGTCCAGACTTTACAGGATATCCGCAAAGTCGGTCACAAGTAATACAAGCAGTTGGTATGACGACTACTTCTTTTGTTGGGCAAGTTACAATTTCTTAGGAGCCTATCATGGCATATAAACGTGGCGCTGATGGCGTAGCAAAAAAAGGTAAAACCGACGTTAAGAACCTTGGTTCTGATGGCGCGAGTCTCGCGGGAATGAAAGGCGGCAAGAAATCTGCTGGCGTCACCACTGAGGCAATGAAAAAACTGGGTCGTGGTTTGGCTCGCGTTGCTAATCAGGGGTAATCATGGGCAAATACAGCCAAAAACTAATGGGCAAAGAGGTGGGTCCCGCCTCTGTTTACGCGGAGCCGCACACCATGACAGGTAAGAAAATTGATTCATCCGCAGCGCAAGCCGCTGTATCTGGCGGTGTTGATCCTAACACTTTGTCGAGCAATCAAGTTAATTGCTCAACAGAAGCTATGCGAGTGAGTGTTGGTAACAGAAATACGCCAACCAAAACTAGCGGCATCCAAGTGCGTGGCGGTAAAGCGCAGACGAAAGGTAAAATGGCACGAGGTCCGATGGCATGAACTACGCGTCTCTCATAGCCAACATTCAAGACATTTGCGAGAACTCATTTACCGCAGATGAATTGGCTATGTTTGTGCAACAAGCTGAACAGAAAATCTATAACACTGTTCAGATAGCCAACCTGCGTAAGAACGTCACGGGAACACTTACAACTAACAACAAGTATTTGTCCGCTCCAAATGACTTTTTATCGGTGTACTCGCTTGCTGTAATTAAAGCTGACGGGTCGTATGAATTCTTGTTGAACAAAGACGTTAACTTCATTCGTCAAGCTTACCCAACACCAACAAGTACCGGACTGCCAAAGTATTACGCTATTTTTGGCCCGACCACTACAAACGCCAATCCTCCGGCAGAAACTACCGAGTTAAGCTTCATTCTTGGACCAACGCCTAATTCTGCGTATACGGCTGAGCTTCATTACTTCTACTACCCAGAATCAATTGTTACTGCCGGTACTTCATGGCTTGGTGATAACTTTGATTCCGCATTGCTTAACGGCTCGTTAATTGAAGCAATCCGGTTTATCAAGGGCGAAGCAGATGTCATTGCCAACTACGATAAGCTCTACTTGCAATCTATTATGTTGCTCAAGCAATTGGGTGATGGTAAACAACGTCAAGACTCATACCGATCAGGTCAGTTCCGTCAGGATGTGACATGATTACACAAACCATTGTCAATTCTTATAAACGCGGTTTGCTAGAGGGCGCATTTAACTTTAGCAGCACTACTACACAAGTATTTAAGGTAGCGCTATACACGTCCGCTGCAAACTTAGGCGCAGATACTACGGCGTACTCCGCGACAAACGAATCATCTGGTACTGGGTATACCGCCGGTGGACAGGTGCTTACTATATCCACATATCCAACACTAACAAATGGTGTGGCGTTTATTAGCTTTGCAACGGTTACTTGGCCTGTTACATCAATTACAGCTCGTGGCGCGTTGATATACAAGGCTGATGGTGTAACAAACCCCGCTATCGCCGTGCTAGATTTTGGTGAAGATAAAACTACGTCTAGTGGCAATTTTGTTATTAATTTCCCATTAGCCAATTTCCAAAATGCAATTATTCGCTCGGCGTAAAGGAGTTTTAAAATGATGAAAGACCATGCAACTACAGGCGACGCAATTGGAGCCTCTGTAACTGTTAACAACAGTGTATCTGCCAGCATGATGGCTGGTGGTGTATACCACGTCCAATGTTTTGACAAAGACGGCAACCTGAAGTGGGAAGACAAAGCCCACAACCTAGTGGTTAATCAGGGCTTAAAAGACATGAACGACAAGTACTTTTCAGGTGCCGCTTATACGGCAGCTTGGTACTTAGGTCTTGTAACTGGCCCCGGCTCAGGAACGACATTTGCCGCCGCTGACACACTTGCCTCCCATGCTGGCTGGACTGAGTTTACAAACTACTCCGGTAACCGTGGTGCTGTTACGTTTGGCGCTGCAACAACGGCTGATCCTTCGGTCATTACAAACCCCTCGCCTGTACAGTTCACTATTACAGGTGCTGGTGGCACAGTGGCTGGTGCGTTCTTGGCTTCGGTTAGTAGCGGAACATCGGGCATTTTGTTTTCTGAATCGGACTTCCAGTCCCCCGGCGACCGTGCTGTTGTGTCTGGTGACGTTTTGAATGTCACTTACCAATTCTCTCTTGATGCAGCTTAAGGATTATTATGGCTACCAAATTTGTTAAAGGTCAGAGTGTAAAGCTTGCCGCTGTTGTTCCACAGGGTGCGGTTGAAAAGCTGCGCATGGACGAGGATGGCAACTTCTTTTATATGATTCAGTGGACAGACGCAGGCGGGCAGATTCAGCAGCGTTGGTTTCCAGAGAATGACTTGGTTGAGGCGTAGTGTTTGCAGGATCGCCATTTGCTACAGCCCCCTTTGCCGCACTAAGCGGCAATACTTATTTTGTTTCGATTATTGAGTCGGCAACAGCTAGTGACGCATCCTCTGCTTTAGTTTCGTTTATTTCCAGCATTTCAGAATCCGCCACGGCCTCAGACAGTGTTTCTGCATTAGCTACGTTTCTTGCAAGTATTGCGGAGACTGCTACAGGCGCAGACTCTATATCGTCAACCTTCTCGATTAACGGTGCTGTATCTGAGTCGGCCTCTGGTAGCGACACGGTATCTTCTGGGGTGACGTTTAGTGTTGCAGTGCAAGAAATTGCCAATGGTGCTGATCTTGTATCGTCTCTTGTGCAGTTTGGTGGAAACATCCAAGAACTTGCCTTGGCATTAGATTCAAGCTCTGCGTTAGGTAGCTTTGTAGCGTCTGTACTTGAGTCTACGACCGCAGCAGACTCGGTTTTAGTGGCACCCAGCGTGTTTAGTGCAGCGGTGGTAGAGTCGGTAACAGGTTCGGATTCAACGGTTTCTGGTGTGATTCTGGTAGTAAATATTGCCGAAGCCGCGTCTGGGGTAGATTCCGTAGCAAATAATATAGCGTTTGGTGTGGCAGTAAATGAGCTTGCTACAGGCACAGCGACTGCTGGAACTACAATAGCGTTTGGTGTGTTAATTCAAGAACTTGGCATTGCCGCAGATAGCATATTAGCTAGGTTTTTGTGGGAACTTATCAATGACAGCCAGACCGTTGCGTGGCAAAATATAGGTAGTAGCAGCACAACCGTTTGGCAGACAATTAATGACTTTGAAAGCTCAGACTGGACTCCAGTTGATACTTCTCTGTCGTAAGGAAAGAACATGGCATTAGTTGTTAAAGATCGGGTAAAAACAACGACCACAACGACTGGTACGGGAACAGTGACGCTTGGTGCAGCGGCAACAGGATTTCAAGATTTTTCTGTTATTGGCGACGGTAACACGACGTACTACACAATTACAGACACAGTTACGGGCGTTTGGGAAGTTGGTATTGGTACATACACGGCTTCTGGTACAACTCTTTCACGCACAACGGTGTTGGACTCTTCTAGTGGCGGCTCATTAGTTAACTTTACGGCTGGCAGTAAAGACGTGTTTGTGGTGTATCCGGCTGAAAAAGCGGTGTATCAAGACACAGCAGGTGATGTAACGGTAGCAGGAAACATTACCGGTCAAGAGATGACCGCCTCAAACGGACTGCTTGTGCATAGTGCGCTGATTACTATAAACCATACGGTTCCTTCTGGATATAATGTTATTAGCGCAGGGCCGATTACGATTGATAGTGGCGTGACCGTGATAATAACTGACGGAACATGGGTGGTTGTATGACGATTACGATCAATGGTACGACTGGAATTACCTCCCCCGGCGGAGATCTATCGGTATCGCAAGGCTTGTCAGGCAACCTAAACTTCACAGGCACAAGCAATCGTATTACGGGTGATTTTAGTAATGCAACTGTTGCAAGTCGGGTAATGTTTCAGACAAGCACAGCAAATTCATCAACTAGCATTTATATCATTCCAAACGGGACTAACACTACATCTCAATTTGTTGCAGTAAATAATAGTGATCCAACAAACGCTAGTATTTTGCAATTGCTTGCCCTAAGCACTGATATACAACTTCGTTCAGGTCTTACAGGATCAGGCACATACCTGCCAATGACCTTCTACACAGGCGGCAGCGAGAAAGTCAAGATCGACACCTCTGGTAACGTGGGGATTGGTGTAACGCCTGCTTACAGATTATCTTCAAAACAATCTGGCAATACCGGAAGCGCATCATTAGGCGTATCAAGCATTAACAGCGCAAATGATACTTTTATCGGCATTGGATATGATTCGGGTTCAGATACAAACAGAGTTTTATCATCTTATATATCTACTGGCGCATTCAAGCCAATTTCGTTTTGGACATCAGATTTACAACGTATGCAGATTGACACCTCTGGCAACGTGGGGATTGGTACGGCTACAACAACATACAGAACGAACATAGTTTATACAAATAGCGCAGGTGGCGTTGCTGAGACAGGATTGTATTTAAGGAACACAGCCACAGGAAACAGCACACAGATGCAGTTTGACGGGCATAGAAGCTATTCATTATTAGTTCAAGGCTCTTTTGGCGCACCTGCTGGTGGGTTTACTATTCAAGACAACACCGCTGGGGTAGACAGATTAAACATTGACTCCTCTGGAAACGTGTTGGTGGGGACTACGAGTAACATTACCTCTGGCAAACAAACAGTTTCTTTTACAGGATCAACTAACAACGGTTTAGTCGTAAGTGAATCCGCTAACTTTAGCGGCACAGTATTTGTTAACTTTAATTTAGCTTCATCAGTAATTGGCTCTATATCTCGTGTCGGGGCTACTTCCGCAGTTATTTACAACACCACTTCTGACGAAAGATTAAAGTCTAATATTTCTGATGCAAACCCTGTATTAGATAAACTGATGGAAGTTAAGGTTCGCCAGTATGATTGGACAGAGGGAAATTTACATCAAGACGCTGGTTTTATTGCTCAAGAATTAGCCCCAATCCTGTCAGGGATTGTTACTGAAGGTAAAACAGAAGCAGATATGTGGCAATTGGATTATTCAAGATTAACTCCATACCTTGTTAAGGCAATCCAAGAGCTAACCGCTAGACTCGAAGCGCTGGAGAACAAATAATGGCTAGTAAACTCAAGCTAACCGAGCTTCTGTACCCGACATCGACGACCGCTGCCATTACGATTAACTCGGATGACTCTGTAACGATACCTACGCAGTCAACAACAAACCTCGCCTATACGGGTACGCTCACAGGCGGCACAGGTGTTGTGAACTTAGGCTCAGGGCAGATTTATAAGGATGCAAGCGGTAATGTAGGGATTGGTACGAGTTCGCCAGCACAAAAGCTAGAAGTTACTGCTGGAAATGCCCAAGTTCAAAACACAAACACTCCATCACTTGGTGCAACTTTACCTTTTGGGCTTACGTTTAGAGGTAACAACCAAGTAGGTCAAGATCGAGGGACTATTGCGGCTATTAAACCTTTTTTGGGGTCAGGAGCGGATAACGATTTTGGTTTGGTTTTCCAAACGCAGGCATCGACAGGTGGCGGCGTAACCACTAAAGTCACCCTCACCCCATCCGGCTTTGTAGGGATTGGTACGACACCAACATTCCAGCTTGATGTTTCACACAGTGGGAATACAGTAGCTAGAGTTACAACAACAGGAACTGGCTCTTACGGTGCTTTAAGGATTGAAAATACCAACACAAACAGCGAAGCAAGTATTGGTTTTAGAGATAGTTCAGACTCTGATGCAACTTCATGGGTTATTGGTAAATCTGTAAACGCAGCGGATGTTTTTGGTTGGTATTACGGTGGCGCAAGGATGACGCTTGACACCTCTGGCAACTTGCTGGTGGGTCGAACAGCAGCAAGGTCTACTGAAATTTTTAGTGTACAAGCTAATCGAACTAATTTTCTTGCCGAATTTTCAAATTCTGCAACCAGTGGCTCGTCAAATGTTATTTTAGCCTTTTACCCAAATTATTCTCCAAATAGTACGCTTTCGTCTTTTTTTCGTGGAGCAGATTCAACCGTCACTAGATTTGATGCTTACTCAAACGGTGGTATTGCAAATTATCAGGCAAATAACGTAAATTTGTCTGACCGCAGGGAAAAAACAGATTTTGCACCAGCCAAGTCTTACCTTGACGTAATTTGTGCTATTCCTGTTCAGACGTTTAATTATATTGACCAGAATAAGGAAACAGATGACGGGCTAACTCTTGGCGTGGTGGCTCAAGATGTTCAGGCTGTCGCACCAGAGCTTGTTGCAGAAAGCAATTGGGGTACGAAAGAAGAGCCAAAGATGCGCTTGTCAATTTACCAGACAGACCTTCAGTATGCTTTGATGAAGTGTATTCAAGAACAACAAGCCCTAATCACCCAACTGCAAGCTGATGTAGCAACATTGAAGGGAGCAGCATAATGGCTGGCGTACTAAGTCTGAAGACACCTTCTACTGGTCTGGTTACTTTAACCCCGACTGACACTGCGACCGATAAGACTATTACCTTACCTGCAACAACAGGAACAGTAGTGATACAGGACGGCACTAGCACAGCCACAGTCGTTAACCTAACTGCAACAGGCACGGTCAATGTAGGTGGTGGCAACATCTCCCCGCAGACGGGCTTCAAGAACCGCATCATCAACGGTGCGATGACGATTGACCAGAGGAATTCGGGTGCAAGCATTACGCCTACAAACACCCAGTTTTCGGTTGACAGGTGGGGCGCTGTTATGACTACGGGGTCCAAGTATTCACTCCAACAAAACGCAGGTTCGGTAACTCCACCTGTGGGATTTACAAACTACTTAGGTGCAACCTCGCTGTCTGCCTATTCGGTCGCATCAGGCGATGCTTTTGCAGTTGTGCAAGGCATTGAGGGATTTAACATAGCCGATCTTGGGTGGGGAACCGCAAATGCGCAGACTGTGACGCTTTCTTTCTGGGTGCGTAGCTCTTTAACGGGCGCTTTTGGGGGAAGTCTTTATAACGGTACAGCCAGCCGTTCTTACCCATTTACGTTCACGATCAGCGTTGCCAACACATGGGAACAAAAAACAATCACGGTTGCGGGCGACACAACAGGTACTTGGGCAACCGACAACAACGGAGGCATTTACGTCCGCTTTAGTCTTGGCGCTGGGGCTACATTTAGCGGAACAGCCAATGTATGGACTGCTGGAAACCTTGTACAACCTACCGGCTCTGTATCCCTAGTCGGCACAAGCGGCGCAACCTTCTACATCACAGGCTTACAGTTTGAGAAAGGATCGACTGCTACACCGTTTGAGTTTAGGAGTATTGGTCAGGAATTGGCGTTGTGTCAACGGTATTTCTCTGTTGTGTCTGGGTTTTCTGGTTACGGGTATTTTGCTGGCGGTTCTGCATCTTTAATTACTACTGTTCCGCTTCCAGTAACAATGAGAGCAGCACCAACAGTAACAATCACATCAAGTGGATCATTGACTGCGGGGTTTTCTACTACCGTCTACGGTGCGGCAGGTTTATCCGCATTTAGCTATCAAGTTATTTCTAACGCTGCTGGCACAGGCGGTTCGCTTCTTGCGTCTGCAACGGCTGCAATTGAGCTTTAAGGATAAATATGTACAAACTTACTGGAACTGGAACAATTAAGCGTCTATCCGACAACGCATTTATTCCCTTTGAACCCGCTAATACCGACTATCAAGAATACCTAAAGTGGCTGTCCGAAGGCAACACCCCAACCCCCGCAGACGAAGGAAACTAAAATGACCACAATCACTTGGCAAATCGAGCAGATGTCTTGCTACCCACAGGAACTTGGCGAGACTGATGTAGTATTCTCAGCCGCATGGCGTGTAAACGGCACAGACGGTACATATAACGCTACGGTCTATGGCTCACAGTCACTTAGTCCTTATGACGGCAAAACACCGTTTACCCCCTACGCAGACCTCACACAAGCGCAAGTAATCGGCTGGGTGCAAGATGCAATGGGCGCAGAACAAGTCGCAGCGATCAACGCTAACATTGAGCAGCAGATCGAAAGTCAAGTAAATCCAACCGTCGTAAATCCACCACTTCCTTGGGTAGCATAATGAAAGAAATCACTATCTCTGTCGAACTTGCAAACGCAATCCTTGGCTATCTTGGCTCAAAGCCATACAGTGAAGTGTTCCAACTGATCCAAGCCATGCAACAATCTGCAGACAAGCCCGCTGCAGAGGCAACTGAATAATTAACGCTTGACCAAAGACGTAAGGATTAAATATGGCTACCGCTTACACCCCGATTCTAAAACTCGCGCTTCCAGTAACCGGCGAACTTAACGGTACATGGGGCACTGTTGTAAACGACAATATTACGTCTATGGTTGAGCAATCTGTTGCAGGTCTTGCCACAATCAACACATGGACAACCAACTCCCACACTCTAACCACGGCAAACGGAACCACGTCCGAATCTCGTTGTGCCATGTTGGTGATCGACGATGACGGTGCTGGAAACCCCTCTGCTGCGGCAACGGTTATCTGTCCGACTGCCACTAAGTCATACATTGTCCGCAACTTATGCGGTCAAACGGTTACAGTTAAGACTTCGGCGGGAACGGGCGTAGCCGTGCCTAATAATCAGGCAGCTCTTGTTTTCTGTGATGGCACAAACGTCGTAACCGGTGCTTTAAACGGCGACGTAGTAGGCCCCGCAACAGCTACAAACAATGCAATTGTTACCTTTGACGGCACGACAGGTAAGATTATTAAAGATAACTCTGGCGCAACGATTTCTGCCGGAGTCATTACAGCCACGGGATTTGCTGGCCCTCTTAACGGCACGGTTGGTGCAACAACACCGGCTACAGGTGCGTTCACAAACCTAAGCGTATCAGGCACTACAAGCTTTGACGGTAGCGAAGGCACAAACGGTCAGGTTCTAACGTCTGCTGGTACAGGCAACACACCAACTTGGACAACGCCAACAGTAGGTACGGTTACATCAGTCACAGGCACTGCGCCTGTCGTTTCTAGCGGTGGAGCAACCCCTGCAATTTCAATGGCGGCTGCAACGACTTCTGTTAATGGATACCTAACAAGCACGGACTGGAATACGTTTAATAGCAAAACGTCCAATACCGGAACGGTTACAAGTGTAGCCGCGAGTGTCCCTGCGTTTTTAAGCATAGCAGGCTCACCGATTACAACGTCCGGCACATTAGCAATTAGCTACAGCGGAACAGCATTACCCGTGGCTAATGGCGGTACTGGATTGACATCGGTTACTTCAGGACAAGTTCCATACGGCAACGGCAGCAGCGCTTTAAACACATCAGCTAACTTGACATTTAACGGCGAAACTTTAACCGTAAATAGCGTAGCTATTAGTACGCGATTTACAGAAAGCAATAGCGGACCCCAAAACACGGCTATAGGCGTTAGTGCGCTTTCTACTTCTGTTTCTGGGGGAGACACCTATTCAAGCTGTACTGCTGTTGGGTATTTTGCCTTAAAAGATAATATGAACGCCGCACAAACGGCTGTTGGTGCGTACTCCTTAGCCACAAACACTACTGGCTTTGCTAATACGGCTGTTGGGAATAACGCTTTAAGAACTAATGATGTCGGAAGTTCTAATACAGCGCTTGGGTACAACGCATTGCAGGACAGTCTAAGCGCTGATTACAATACGGCTATAGGCGAAAGTTCTTTGAGCAACACTATAACCGGCGGTTCTAATACAGCTGTAGGCTATAGGTCTATGATTAATGTTAAATCAGGACAGAACACCGCGCTTGGGTACGGCTCATTGGGCAACGCATTTGCTGATATCACAGGTGGAACTAATATTGGTATTGGCTATAACACAGGCGGCAGTTTAACTAGCGGCGCAGGCAATATCATAATCCATTCTGGTACCACTGCTGTCTTTAATGTCACAACAACCAGCAACCGTATTGTGATGGGTACTACTGCGGCTACTAACGCCTACGTGCAGGTAGCATGGACGGTTGTTTCTGACGCTCGCGACAAGATGAACTTTGGTTCAGTGCCACACGGACTGGACTTTGTTAATCAGCTAAACCCCATCTCGTACCAGTTTAAAAACGAGCGCGACGCCGAAATCCCAGTGCCGCACGGCCCTGTTCGTTACGGATTTAAAGCGCAGGACATCCTTGCTTTGGAAGGCAATCAGCCTATTATTATTGACGCAGAAGACCCAGAGAAGCTGCGTTACAACGGCGAGGCTTTGGTTCCAGTGCTGGTGAACGCTGTTAAAGAACTGTCTGCCAAAGTCGATCAGTTGCAAGCTCAACTTGCTGCGTTGAAAGTTTAAATGGTTACGGCAAAGAAACCAGTTGCTAAGACCGCTGTTAAAAAGGCAGTGGTTAAACGCGACCCTGTTAAACGCGCACCCGTTAAACGAGCCAAGCCTGCGCCACGCGACATGACGGACAAGATTCTTGACCTCATTAAGTGGGTAGATAATCCATTCAAGCTAGTGTCAGTCGTTCTGTTGTCTACCATTTTTTTCTTGGGCTATCTTACTTGGGACAGCCGACAAGTTATTCTAGCGGCAATCTCTAGCAACAGCACCATGCCGCAGCTAAAGACCCACGATGAACTTTTGCCTTTGGCTAACAATCTGGTCAAAGATGTAAACGCTGTCGGCATCGTAATTAACAAAGTTAACCTAGCCACTAACAGCCGCACAACCGTTCTTGCGCTTGCTAACGGCGAGCGCAACCATAAGCTAGAAGGCGTGACTGTATCCTTGTTTGCCGCATCTCCTGAGCGCAACGCTGACATTGTATCCATGCTGAACAACGAGGTAGCCTGTAAACCGTTTGAGTCGTCTAGCCCTGTCGGTGAGTGGGCAAAGTCGGTCGGTGTGAAGTATATGTGTAGAGCCTCAATCCCTAGTGAGATTGGAAAATTTGCAGGATACATCGCAGTTGGATTTAAAGCAGAGCCGCAAGACCTTAACTCTATTAAGACCCGCATGATTTTAACCGCTACGGAGATGGACAAATGAAAGCAAAATGGGAAGCATTTAAGGCGTGGTG